GTGTTTGGGATAAATGGATTTGGCAAGGGTGCTGCACCGCCGCCGCCACCCGTGCCGTTGCCAGTAGGTGCGGCCATACTTTGTGGCACAAAGGATAATTGTTGGATCTTGTCGCTGGCACTTTTAGCTGCATTAAAGATTGCATTGTAAAAGTTAAAGGTGTTTTGCAAAGCCAATTGCTGTGAACTGTTAGCGGATGCGTTGGCTCTCAGTGTTTCGTACTCAATCTTTTTAATTGCTGCAATATCGTCATTTGTGCTCTCAGTTTTAAGTGCTGCCATTCCCTCTAAGCGTGCGCGGTCTAAATCGCTGATCTTGCCCTTAAGTGCCGCTGCAATCTGAATGGCATCAATGTCAAACATACCCTGTAACTTGGTTGTTGCTGCTGCCTTTTTCATATCATCGGTGGTTTTTGTCACAGTTTTGTTAAACTTTTTGATAACGGTTGTGTCAAATAACCTGCCCCAACCACCGGCAACTTCTAACTCTCTAATTCTTTTGCCTGCTGCTGAGGCTGCTGTTGCTGCATCGGATAGGCCTTTGCCAAGTGCAGTGATCAAAGGCAATAAGACATTCCGCCCAAACCAACTATCTTGAAATGCTTTATCTGTAGAGGCAAAAAAAGTTTTAATGTAAACCGGCAAGCCTCTAAATATATCGCCAATTTTCACTCCTAATTGCTCAATAGCCAATCCCAGATCAGTGATTGAATTAGTTTTGGTAAATCCTTTTAAGAAACTAATTAATCCCTTGCCTATGTTTTCTAATGCTTTGCCTGCTGATATTTTTAAGATGGCTAATTGGCCTGCGTAAGTTGTTATGTTATTTTTTGCTGCGCCGCCAAATGTGTTATTTAATTGTTTCATTAATGCACCCATATCGCCGGCCTTTATTGCAGCCTGATCTAATCCGGGTATTAATTTTTTTAATGCAGTTGTTTGCCCTGCAAAACCTTTGCTTAACGCATCTGTAATCGCTGCAAAATCATCGCCCGTAACTGCTGCAATATCAGTTGCAAGAGTTAGAGCCTCATAAGATTTGGCCAAATCATTTGTTACTGTCAAAAGTTGACCAAATGCAGGGCGCATTTCTTGATCTGCAATGCCTGAGGATCTGCTTAACTTGTCAATAAAATTTTCAATTGGTATTTGCTGAAATGATCGCCCTAGATTATCCAAAGTAAATGCCAGTACCTTAATGCTCTTTTCATCTGCGATTGCTGCCTGCGCTGACGATTTGGCAAGGGCTACAAAACTTGCGCCCATTGCCGCAAAAGTTAATTTTCTGGCAAGGCTGGTTTTCTTAAATGACTTGCTAAGTTTGGCTAATCCTTTTTCAGCAGCCGCAACGCCCTTGTTGGAGTAGGCAGTTATTATGCTGTATTTAATTGCTGGCTCAGCCATTATGCCACCGCCTGTGGCATCTTTTCGTGCGCTATTTTAGTTGCCTTAGTAATTGAAACTAAAATTGCAGCCCGTGCACGCTTTTGGTTTTTCTCTCCGGCTCTAATAACCAACCGGCCTTGCTTGCCTCTCACTGCTACACTTTGCGCGGTAATTGCATCAATAAAATGTGCACCAGCATCCTCATTAAATGACTTGCTAAATTTTTTGGTTTGGGTGCGTTTCTTGTTTCCTGCTGGTGGTCTGCCTTGTGGATTTCTTGTACCAGCAACCTCATAAATCATTCCGGCTGCATTTTTATTTATGATAGTAAACAAGCTGCTAAATCCTTGCTGATTAATTTTAGTCTTGCCTATCTTAAAACCTATGCCTTTTCTGATTGCAGCAGGGTCAAAAATTAAGCGTTCCCAAACTGTGCCCGGTGCTTGCTTTGCCCAATTACTTAAACCGGGTGGGGTAGTGCTAGGTGCAAATCCTTGTGCATCATCTCTAATTTCAGCCAACACGACTTTAATTTCTTTGTTCATTTGATCGTAAACAATCCGGTGCACTTTTTTTAATACCTGCAAGGTTTGTTCAAGCCCTACGACCTCTTTGTCTGTTGGCATCCTTTACCGCCTTTGCCCTTTCCTCTAACACCCTAATCATCATCTTGAGCATCACCGGATCCATCCCGATAAACTCACTGGGAGAAATCCCAGTTTCACAGCTTAGATTTGCGACCAAATAAGTGAGTGAGTCTTTGCCACTCAATCCCCTAAAGGGTCGCTATCTAATACCTCTACTGCCTTAAGCGTTTCCAAAAACTTCTCACCAAACACCGGCACGGTTTCACCGGATCGCCGGATGGCTTCCCAGCAAAGCCAATAGACCTGCGACTGCATAGCATCCTCAGTAAAGCATTTGTGAATGCCTTTTTTGTAATGCTGCTCAAACGCATATTCAATTGTTGGTGTGATTTCAAATTCTTGAACCTCACCAGTGCTGCGTGTTATTTTTAACTTAGCCATTGCCTAGCCCCTTTGCTTAGTTGTTACGCGGTTACATCCACAACAATTGGTGAGTTGCAGGTGAAAGTGATTGATTGAGTGCTTAGATCGCCAACGCTGCCTGAAACTGGTGTCAAGTTGTTGATCAAAACTGTGGTTTGATATTCAGGATTTGTTGCACTTATTGCAGCACTTGTTGTTTTGATTGTTAAGGCAACGGTCGTGCCGTATGCAGATTGTAAAGTTGTCGCAACTTCACTAGCTGCGTAAGAGTTCAAGAAGTCCAAGGTTACGGTGCTAGATTCTAAACCTTTAACAAAGGTGTGTGAGCCGTTGCCGCCCATTGAAGTTGTTTCCAACTCATCAAAGGTTTGATTGATTGTTGCTGCTGTAACTTGGTCGCTTAAATCAACCGAGTTAAGCGTCACAACCAAAGTGTTATTTAAGAAGGTTGTTGTTGCCATTATTCGCTTGCCTCATCTTTCTTTGGTTTTTCGGTTATCGGTTTAATTGAGCCACCCTTTATGAGTGCTTCAATGTTAGTATTTGGGCTTAAGTTTGCCTCAGTAATAATTGAGCCAACAGGTTGGCCACCAACTACGCCTGCTAAAATTTTGTATTGCATTGCTAACTCCAATCCGTTAAAACTTCAATTGAACAAGACATTTCTAAAAGATCAGAGGTTGCAAGGTTTAAAATTGATGGTGCACTAAATCCTGAAATGTTAAGGGTGTAATCAGCTGCAGCAAGTTTGGTGTACACGGCCACTGCAAAGGTTTCGATAGAATTAAGATTGCCTTGATTGTCCAGTGCAGGCACAATGATCATAATTTTAAACCGTGCAAAAGGTTGAATGCTGGATCTGGTCTGGTTGTTTGGCACAATGTAAGGATCGTCTGGCATCACAACAACTGAGTTAGCAATTGGTGCGCTTGGCGGAAAGGCAAAGGTTGACCAAACACCGGCATTGGCCAAAGTGGTTGCCAGTGTTGTGCGCAAGGTTGTGATTGCTGTAGGCATTTATCCTGCCATTGAGGAAGGTGATAAATACGGCGCAAGTAAGCCCCTGCACCGCGCTACAAGTGTGTTGCCCATTTTAAATGGTGCAGGCTGGAAATTATCAATTCCTACACCCTGACCGCTAGGGGCTTGTCTGGCTTGCCAAATGTCCACCGCAATCATCATTGAGGCCTCGCGTACTGCTGGCACACTTGCATAAGCAGTGCCCGTTTGTGCACCGCGTATCAATCCAAATGGGCTGACTAAGAATGTGATTTGATCACTAGCTGTTTTTGCAAAAGTAAATGTAAATAGGGTGTCGCCGGTTATTGTAAATGACCCGTTAAAGGTTGCGCCAGATTTTGTAATTGTTACGGTTTGACCAGTAACAAAGCCGTGCGGCAATGTGGTCGTAATTGTTGCAATGTTGTTACTTAGTGAAGTTGAATAGACAAGTGCTGTGTTGTACCAAAGGTAGGCATCAATTATATCTTGCGCACTTTGGCAGCATTCCTCAACGGTTGCATCTGAATACAAAGTTCCTATCCCAAGATTTGACCTCAATTCGCTAAGGGTCACGTAGGTAGCCGCCAATTGATTTCTCCTCTCAGTCTAGAGGCCAACCCCCTGCCGGACTAGGGGCAAGGGGCGGCCGGATTAGTTTTGTTATTAAGCCGTCATATTGTAACGCTGTAGGCCAGTTGAAACCAAAGTCTTAACCGCAATGAAACCAAAGAGTTCGGTTTCAATTTCTCCGGTGCTTGGCACATTGGTGGAAAGTTGCAACGCAGGGCTTTCGTAAATTGCAATTGCTGATGGTGTAACAATAAATGCACAATCATCAATTGTTGTGCTTACCATCTTGCTATCCACATACAACGCTAAGCCCATCATATCCCCGCGCAAAGAAGTGGGTGCGGATTGGCCGTTAGCATTTTGCGGCACTGCTGCATTAA